AGAGCAACCGCTGACTGGTACAACGCCGATCATGAGGGGCAAGTGGAGCGAGGGCAGGAATTCGAGACATCGGAATACCGTGCGACCGAGCTGGAAATGGCCGGTCTGGCGGTGCGCGCGTTGAGCGAGACGAAGCCAACGCGCGTGGTCGCCGATGCGCCGGAAGACGATGACGACGACGACGACGACGATGATGATGACGACGACGAGAAGAAAGCACCGCGCAAAGCGGCGGCGAAACGGAAAGCCCGTTGACGCCACTACACATCAAAGCGCCGTGGGGCCTGGGCGACGCGATCTACGTCAGGCCCCTCCTTAAATCGGCGGCGAAACAGCGCACCCTTTATGTCGATACGCCGTGGCCGGAATTCTACGACGACATCGACAACCTGAAGTTCGTGCGCGGCGAGCGATTACTGCGAACCCAGAACAAGAACATCCGCCGCCAGCCACCGGAGCGTTGGACCCCGTTACCGGCGGGCCTGGGCACCATCGCGCTGGGCTACGGTCACCTCGAAATGGAACATGGCGTGTTCGCCGCCATGGAACGCAAGCTGCCCATGACGAAGCCGGAAGCGAGAGCGCCCAACTGGGATTTACCGGATATGGGTCCATGTCCGTTCGACACGGGTGGCGCGCCGCTGGCCGTCGTGCGCCCGGTGATGCGGCGGCTGGAGTGGGACAACCAGGCGCGCAATCCGCTGCCGGAATATATCAACTTCGTCGCCGGCGACCTCAAGCGGCGCGGCTTCGCGGTGGTCGTCATCGCCGACACCAGCAACACGCACAACGCGGAATGGATCGAGGGCGGTGTGCCGCCGCCACATAACCTGGCCCGGTTGCGCGGCGAGGGCACGGTGAACCAGCTGATGGCGATGGTCAGGGACGCGGCGGTGGTCGTTGGCGGTGTCGGATGGATCGTTCCGGCGGCGATAGCGATGAAGACGCCAACCTTCGTCGTGCTTGGTGGCAATGGTGGGATGAACGCGCCATCGAAAATCATAGATCGGCGCATGGACGGATCGAAGATCGGTTTCGCGACACCAAAGGATTACTGCCAATGCATCGATATGCGGCACCAGTGCGTGAAGCTGATACCGGACCTGGAAAAGCAATGGCGTCGCTGGGCGAGTGCCTTGCCACGCCTTTCCCGGTCTTCCCGCGCTGCCTGACCAGGACGCTGGCGACTGAACTCTGCTGGTTTCCGGAACTGGGCTACGGCTATTACCCGGCGACCGGCGGCACCCATATTTATGACGAGGCCTACTTCGCCAAGTATCAGGGCTACGCCCAGACCGAACTGGGATCGAAGCTGAACGTCGCGCGCATCGCGCTGGTCGCGCGGCATTACACCGGTCATTTGGTGGACATCGGTATCGGCAGCGGTGCCTTCGTGAACGCCCGACCGTTTACCTGGGGTTATGACGTGAACCCGGCGGGTGTGGCGTGGTTGAAGGCGCGGGAGAAGCTGTGGAACCCCTACCGCCAGCCGTGCCTGGCGATGTCGTTCTGGGACAGCCTGGAGCATATCCCTGATTTTCCAAAGCTGTTGGAACAGGTCGAGGACAGCGTCTTCATTTCGCTTCCGGTCTTTCCTGGTCCCGCCGAGGTGTTGAAGTCGAAACATTATCGGAAGGATGAGCATTATTGGTACTTCAGTAAGGCGGGCCTGATCATTTTCATGGACAGGCTTGGTTGGAAGCTGCGCGAGGTCAGCGACGTGGAGACGATCCTGGGCCGTGAGGGGATCACCTCGTTCGCGTTTCGGAGGGTGTCGCGGCCATGAAATCTTCCGTCATCGAGGTGATCGAACCGGCGGCGTCGCACGACCTGACGACGCTGGAGATCGCCAAGGAGGAACTTGGCATCACCAGCGATGAGAACGATGCCCGCCTGGCGCGCTGGATACGCGAAACCAGCGTTTACATCGAGCGGCACTGCAATCGAACCCTGATAAGGGAAACGGTCAGCGAGACATGGCATGGCACTGATTTTTGGTATCTGCCGGAAGTCTCGGTGGAAATCCGCCCCCTGACCCTGCGGCGCTATCCGGTGACCGAGATCGTGTCGTTCGGCTCGGTCGATGATGATCCGCCGCTGACCGCGGATGATTACCAGCTTGATGCCTACCGCGGGCGGCTGTGGCGGCTCAGTGAGGGGCAACGGTCTTATTGGTCGTGGCATTGGTCGAACAGCGCCATGATGAGCCTGGAGATCACTTATACCGGCGGTTACGACCCGAACAATTTGCCGCCCGATTTGCAGGCGGCATGCCTGTCGCTGCTGAAGATCCGCAATGACACCTGGGGCCGTGACCGATTCCTGCGTTCGCAGGAAATCCCAGGCGTCATCAAGGAAGAATACAACAGCATGACGATGCCGAATACGTCGGCGCTGCCGCCAGAGATTTGCGACATGCTGCAACCGTTTCAGGAATTCAACGCGTGACGGCGAAGGGCGATTATGTGGCCAAACAGGTGGCCGACGCCATCGCGCGGGTCGGCGAACCCGGCACGTTGATCCGCCTGGCGACGCGCACCATGCCGCGGGTCGAGGTGACGTTGAAATGCGTGCCCACGTTTGTAGCGCCTGGGGAGGCCGTGGGCGGCGTCGTGCAGGGTCGCATTGATGTGCGGGTGTCGAACAAGGAGATCGCCGCCAGCGGTTGGCCAGCGCCGATCCGCCGGGGTGATCAGATCATCATCGCCGCGACGACCTACACCGTGCAGGGCGTCCAGGTCGCCGCGCCCGGTGGCGTGATCGCGGAGCATATCATGCAGGTAATGGGGATGGCGTGATGGCCGGGATGCTGGGTTTCACGCCGCAAAAGGTCGATGACCTGATCAAGATTTATCGCGCGAATACCCGCGAGATGCTGATCAGCGAGACGAAGCGGCTGACGGATCTGAATCAGCAAGCCATCATGCAGGCGTTCGGCTCCCCGGCACCGACTGAACTGATCGTGGACGGCCAGATCGGCAAGCCGCTGAACCAGGCCCAATCGGTCACCGACACGATCTTCCATCTGCACACCAATGTGGTCGATGAGGCGCTGCGGCTGTTGATCACCCGCTCGCCGGTCGGCCCCGGCAGACACGGGCACTATCGCGACAACCACTGGCTCTACGTGAACGGTGTGCGCCGCGACGCGATGTTGCAGGGCGGCACCAAGGTCGAACTCAGGAAGGGCGACAAGGTCGTCATCATCAATGTCAAGCCCTACGCACGTAAGATCGAGGGTGGGGCCAAGCACAAGTATCGCGCGCGGCTGACCCAGCGCCGCCCCGGCCTGTCCTCCCAGGCTCCTGACGGCGTCTACGAGGTCACCGCGCGTGACCTGAAGAACAAGTACGAAAAGGTCGCGATCATCCGTTTCGCCTATCACGGCAACGTCGAGGGCGCGCTGATCGAGCAAGAGGCCATCGCGCGCACGCCAAGGCGAAACAAAATGGGACGCTTCCATTCACAGGGCGGGCCGCGCCACGGCAACGACGCGAAAGATCGTTTTCCGGCGCTGGAGATCGAAGCGAGGTAACAAATGCTGGGACCGGCGATCAAGGCGATCCGCGCGCATGTGGACGCCAACTTCAACGCGCTTCCATTGCGGTGGGCAAACGAGAACTGGGACGGGCAAGACCCGATGCAGACCGCTTCGCCGTTTGTCGAGTGCGAAATCATTGGTGGCTACAACGCGCTGAGAGGGTTCAGCCAGCGTGGCAACCAACTTTATATCCATCCCGGATTGATACGGTTCTACATCTGGGCACCCTGGAATACCGGGATGGATAGTTCCCTGGAGGTCGCCGACGCGCTGGCGGCGTTCATGGAAAAGACCGAATTCGGCAGGGTGCCAGAACTCGGACAGACGGTCAGAACGCTTGAGTTCTCTGCTTACGACAGCGTGGCGACGGATGAAGCGGGTAACTACGCGATCCTGCTTTGTAGCGTGCCCTTCGATTTCTACTACACGAACTGAAAGGTTCGCTAACCAACGGTTCGCTCTCGAAAGGAGTCAGACATGCCCGTATATCAAACTCAATCCAACTCCATCGTCGCCTACAAAGCCCAGTCCGGACTCGGCGTGCCCGCCACGGGTGCTGGTGCGTCCATCCTGCGCGTGGCTGGCGGGTCGGGCGGAAGCCTCACCAAGGCCGCCACCGAGAGTAACGAAGTTCGTTACGATGGTATGCGGACGCGTGGCCGTCACGGCATCCAAAAGACCGTGGGCGCGTGGAGCGCGGAAGGCTCCATCGGCAGCTTCGATGCCATCATCGAGGCGATCATGCGCGACACATGGTCAACCGCTGATCTGACGATCACCGAGTCCACGGGTGGGCTGTTGTCCATCGTCACCGCGACCGGGGTCGGCGGCGGCACCATCACCGCCGCGGGCGGCTCATGGATCACGGCGGGGCTGCGGGTCGGCGACATCATCCGCCTGTCCAACCACAGCGATCCGCTGAACAACGGCAAGAACCTCCGCATCACCAACCTGACGCCCACCGTCATCTCGGTCGGCGAACAGCTTGTCGCCGTCCCCACGGCGGACACCACGTTCACGGTGACCCGCCCAGGCAAGAAACTGATCCAAACGGGCACGCAACTGATCAAACGGTATTTCACCGTCGAGGAATACGAGATCGACGTGGATACCTCCGAGGTCATGTCCGATTTCGTGTGGGGCGCGATGCGGATTGGCATGGCCCCGAACGGGATCATCACGGTCGATCCCAGCGGTGTGGGGACCGGGCAGATGCAGACCTACCCCTCCGCGTCGGCACCCGTGTTCACCGCGCCGGTCCCCTCCTCGACCCTGCCGCTCGCCGTGGTGGACGCCACCGTCCGCATCGGCACCCAGGACATGGTCGATCTGACCAGCTTCGACCTGACCATGGACATCACCCCGATGAGCCCAGACGTGTTCGGCTCCGGAAACATAAAATATGGGCCGGATGTGTTCACGGGTCAGATGGGAATCGGCATCAACTTTACGTGTTTGCGAAAAGACTTGCAGTTCCTCAATGATTTCGTAGCCGAAACGCAGTACTCCATCCACATCCTCGCGGTGGAGAACGAGGCGGAACCTAAGAGTTTCGTATCAATTACGGTTCCGAATCTTACCCTTGGCGGCTTGTCGAAGAGCGCCTATTCGAAAGAAGGCGGGCCGCGCACGCAGTCCATCACGGTGCCCATGGCGCTCGTCGGCATGGACAACGGCGGGCTTGGTTACGATGCGACGATGATCAAGATCCAGAGTTCGTCTTAACAAAAAGGAGTGCTTATGGAGAACGGGGACGCTTTCGATCTCAGTGACCTCAAATCGACGGAGACGGATGAACTGGCCATCGTTCATCCGTTGACCGGCGCGCCGACCACATGGGTGTGGACGCTCGCCGGTCCCGGTCACCCCAAATCCATCGAGTCGGCGAACATCGCCGCGCGGGACGCGCTGCGGCTGACCCGGCTGCGCGAACAGGCGGTGGTCAACCGGCGTAAATGGATCGAGCCGGATCGCACACCGGACGACATGCGCCGGGAGAACGCGGAAAGCTTCGCCACCCGCGTCCTGGGCTGGACCCCGATCAAGCTGAACGGGGCCGACTATCCCTACACGCGCGACAACGTCGTGGGTCTGTTGCTCGATCCGTCGTTCGGGAAAGTTTACTTACAGCTTCTGGAGTACTTCAATTCCGACGAAAGTTTTACAAAACGCTCGGCGACGACCTCACCGACTTCGCCGAGTGCGAGTTCAGACTTAACGCAGTAGACAAAAGCGGGGTTTCCTGGCGGGAAACTCTCGAGGGTTTGCTGAACCGTTCACGGCGCGCGGAGAAGCGGGCCGAATACGAGGCCGAATTGTGGATGCCGGAATTCCCGATGTCCATGATGTACCTCTGGCGTGTCTACCATCGACTGCGTGGACGGAAAGGCGGCAATGGCTTTGGCCATTCGCCGCTGGAATGGCCAGACATCGAGGCGTTTTCGCGCCTGTCGGGTCTGAGCCTTTTGTCGTGGGAGGTCGCTTTGATCGAGCGGATGGATGACCTCTGGCTGCGCGCCCAGGCGCAGGCGCAAAAGGACTCCCAACAGTGAGCGGCAGCACAAATCGGATCGTTACCGAGATTATTATCGATGCCGATCAGGCCGAACTCAGCATGGCGCAACTGGCGGCGGCGCAGCGGGCGGCGCAACGCGAGTTCGACAAGACCACCGCCAAGATCATGGAGAACACCGCCGCCACCGAACGGGCGGCGGAAGCCGGGATAGACGCCGCCGACGCGCTGACGATCACGGCGGGGGCGCTCCGCAAGGCGAAGGCGGAATCCGACGCCTACCTGGGCCGCATGGACCCGCTGATCTTCGCCCACACCTCGCTGTCGCGGGAACTGGGCAAGGTCGGCCAGGCGATCAAGGGCGTCGATACGCTGTTGATCGCCAAGAAGATCAAAGACGACGAGGCCATCGCGCGGACGAAACAACTGGAGATGCGCGAGAAAGAACTCATCACCGTCATGGGCCGGTTGGAAGCCGGGACCATCGATGTCGCCGACGCGATGGCGTTTATGAACACGACGGCGGAGCGATTGTCCAAGGGGGTGAAGGAAGTCGCCGTCGATGTCGATGGGCTGCGCGCCAAGCTGGTGCCGCTGGAAGCGCAACAAAAGGCGTTCGCCAACGCGGTGGCCGAGGTTGGCTTCGCCCTGGACAAGGAAGTCATATCGATAGACGAGGCCGGGGACGCCTACAGGCGGCTGTACAACAGCACCTCCGACGCGGTTAAGGGCATGCGCGACGTGGAAGCGCACATGGCCGATGTCGAGGCCGCGGCCCGCACCATGAGGCTTGGCGTCATCGCGGCGAGCCAGATGACCCTGGACCCGCGCGTGGCACCGGGATCGGCTCCGGTGGCGCGTCAAACCGACAATACGCTCACCATCACCAACCCGCTTTACGGCGCGGAGAAAGCGAAGCGCCAGCGGGAACTGGAAGAAACCTTCGCGGAACTGGGCCAACTGGAAGCCAAGTACAATCCGCTCACCGCCGCGCTGCAAAAGTATCAGGCCGCGATGGCGGAAGTCATCGCCGATCACGGCAAGCTGGGGTCCAGCGCCAAGGTGATCGAGACGGAACTGGCGAAACTGGCCGATGAGTATTACGCGAACGTCAAGGCGATCAACGAACTGGGCACGGCTCACGTCGATCTGGATAAATTACGCGCCAGCATCGATCCGCTGACCGCCGCGACCCAGAGATACGACAAGGAAATCGAACGTCTGCGGGCGGCCGAGAAGTTGCTGCCGGGAGAAAGCGACCTCATCACGGCGGCGATCAAACGGACCACCGCCGCCTACGACGCCGAGGTCGTGGCGATCAAGAAAAGGGACGGCGTCACCGTCGATACGGCGACCGGCCCCACCGAAGCGGAACTCAACGCGAAGCGTGCCGGGTTCGACCGGTTGTTCGCCGCGGGCGAAAAATACCGGGCCACGCTGACCTCGATCGGCGAATGGGAGATTCACAACACCGATCAGACGGTGGTGGCGGATAACGCGCGCAAACAGGCCGCGGCGACCTATGACCGAGAGGTCGCCATCATCAACAACACTGGCAAGAGCCACGAGGAACTCGACCAAAAGGTCAAGAACGGCACTGCTTCCGTTGGTCAGATGAAGTTCGCGACGCAGCAGTTGACCGTGCAGATGTCGCAGTTCTTTTCCGGCATCGCGACCGGCCAGCCGTTCATGATTACCTTGATCCAACAAGGTCACCAGGTCGCCGATGTCATGTGGGCGTCGGGTATTTCCATGAAGGAAATGGCCGGTGGCGCGCTCAAGATGATCGGCTCGGGGTTCGCGTTATTGGTCACGCCAATCGGCGCGGCGATAGCGGCTTTCGCCGCCGTCGCCGGAGCCATCACGGCGGTCGGCATCGCGGCGGAAAGTTCCATGGCGCGTGTCGGCAGACTGGAACAGTCCCTGTCCGGTTCGCGCGTCGATTACAAGGAAATGGCGACGGAAGCCGAGGAGGCGGCGAAGATCCTGGCGCGGACCACGTCGCTCTCGACCGAGGACGCGCGCACCGCCTCAAACGCGCTCGTCAAGGCGATGGATTTCAAGGGCAATCGAACCGACATCGTCGCCCTCGCCCAGGATATCGAGAAACTATCGCTCGCGCTGGGCGAGGATATCCCGGCGGCGTCGAAACGGTTCGCCGAATCCATGACCTCGCCGTCGAAGGCGGCGGAAGCCCTCATCGGGCGGCTGGATGGGTTCGACACGAAACTCGTTGAAAGCATCCATGATCTGGAACTCGCGGGGAAGATCAACGACGCGTTCACGCTGTATCTGACCCGGCAACGCGCGGCGCTGGAAAACACCACGAAATCGGTGACCGACTTTGAAAGGGCGGGCGAACGACTGAACAAGGCGTTCACCGTGGCGGGGCAGGGCGGCAAATCCTTCATGGAACAGATGGGTTCTCCCGTCGTGCGGATACTCGGGACGATTGAGAACGCCATCGCCGCCGTGGTGGAAAAACTGCGCGACTACAATAACGAGGTGGCGAAGAGAGGCGGTCCCACGCTCGGAGAATTCGTGACGCGCGGCATCTCGCCGCTGTTTCCAGGCGGATTACCAGCCAGTCTTTACACCAGCGGGATCGGCGGCACCGGGAATCGCTCAACGTCAACTCTCTCCAGCAGAGCCACGCCAGACGAAATGGTCACGCTCCGCACGCGCAGCGGGGTGGATTACACGGTGCGGAAAGATCTCGCCCCCGCTTTCGAGGGATTCGTCAAAGACCTGGAGGACACCGGTTACCGGATCATCGAGATGTCCAGCTACCGGCCCTACGCCACCGTCAGGGGCACCGGTCAGCCAAGCAAGCATGCGTCGGGTGGCGCGGTCGATTTCAACGCCAGGACCAACCAGGAAGGGACGGAGGGCGATCTTGGTCGCGAGCGCATGCTGGGATTCGCGGCGAAGTGGGGGCTGACCTCTGGTTACTCGTTCAGAACAACCGACCCGATGCATGTCGGCGTCGATGGGCAGAACCTGGAAAAGACCATCAAACTCATCAACGATTTACGCATCGCCAGAGAGGCCGCGAACAAAGCCGCCGCCGGAACGCCGGAACGGACATCACAGGCTCTGGCCCAGTCGCTCAAGGGCATCGATGATCTGTTGAAGGTTGACCCGAACAACGTGGCTTATCTCCAGTATCGGCAAGACCTCACCAAGCAACTCTCTGAAGCGGTTCCGGCGACGGAGAAACTCGTCCGCTCCATCAGGCAAAACATCGACGCCGAGATTTCGCAGGGCGATGCCTGGAAGGGCGGCACCGACGCCGCCATCCAAAACACCAACAGAGTAAAGGCCATCGCCGAGGCGACGCAGATACTGGGTGAGAAAAGTAAAGACCTCCCGGCCACCATCTCGTTGATAAACTCCGAGTTTGACGAACTGACCCGCGTCACCGAACGGAAAAACGCCGCCGAGGCGGCGGGGACGCCACAGAGGACCACCGAGGCGCTTGAGCGACAGAAAAAGGCTGTCGAGGATTTGTTGCGGATGGACCCCAACAACGTCGCGTTGCAGCAGTCGCATCAAAGGTTGACGAAGGACATCTACGAATCGATTCCGGCGTTCGATGCCAAGATCCGTAAAATCAAGGAAGACACCGACGCCAGCAACCGCATGGCTCTCGCGTGGCAACATGGATCGGAAGCGGCGCAGATTCAGGCGAACAGGGAAAAAGCCCTGGTCACGGTAAGGGAGGAGTTTGGGCCGGAAAACGACAAACGCATCGCCGCCGAGGCGCAAATAAACAAGCTGTACGATCAGCAACTTGAATCCACGCGGAAACTGGAAGCGGAACAGGCGGCGAACACACCCGCGCGTCGGGCCGAGGAACTCACGACCAGATTAAAATATGCCCAACAGGCGGCGGCGGCCAATCCGGCCAGCGCCGCGCTGGCGCAACAGGCGGCGGCGCTCAACAAGGAACTGTACGACAGCGTCCCCCTGATCGACCTTCAGGTCCGCGCGATCAGGGAAGACACCGCCGCCAACGATGCTTTGGCCGCGTCGTGGGAGAAGGGCGCGGTTTCCGCATTCCATACGGAAATCGCCAACAAGGCGCTCGCGGAAGCGAACAAGGTCTATAAGGAAGGTTCGGACGACGCGACCAAGGCGACCGCCGTGTTGACGCTTGAGATGGAGAAACAGGCCGCCGCCGCGGCCAGGGTCACGCTCAACAAGGCCAACGATACCACCAGGGACGAGATCGCCGTCGTCCAGCTTCAGACCAAAACTCTGGGAATGAATGCCGACGCGCGGGAGCGCGTCATTCAGAGACTGAAGGACGAACAGGCCGTGAAGAACATGGCCCCCGGAGCCGAGAAAGAAGACGCCGCCACGCGGCTGGCATTGCTGGACGATCTGATGCGCCAGAATCAGGCGCTGAAAAATACCGAGGCGTCGGTCAACTCACTCAGCACCGCGTTCACCCAGGCGTTCGACGCCATCGGCAACTCGATCACCCAGGCGTTCATCAGCGGCCAGGGTGCCGCCGTGAACTGGAAGAACGTGATGACCGCGGCCGCGCAACAAGTGTTGCAGGCCTTCCTCAAGCTGGCGTTCGTCGGTCCCTTCCTGAATTACCTTGGCGTCGGCCCGACCCAGCCGACACTCGACCTCGCCCTCTCGGGCCTGTTCGGTGGCGGCGCTGGCGCGGCGAGTGGCCGCGTGACCGACGATACGTCTGGCCGCTCCACCAACGGCATTGGCGGCTCTCTCAGTAGCGTCGGCACATCAGGTGCCGGTTTCCTCGCTGACGCGCTGGGACTGAAGACCGGCATCGGCGGCTCGATCAACAGCTATCTTGGCGGCCCTGGCGGCAGTCTGTTCGCCGTCCAGGGTGGCGGTACGATCTTTGGTACGCCTATCAGTGGAGCGGGTAGCTTATTCGGTAGTGGTCCGCTGACAGCGGCTGGTCCCGGCATGAGTACGCTTGGGGGCACTCTTGGCGGTATCGGCGGCGGCTTCGTGCTTGGCAGTCTGGCGGGGGAAGGTATCCAGGGAGCGCGTGGCACGACCGGATACGCGCCCGAGATTGGCGCGGCGGCGGGTGCCATCGCGGGCGCGATCATTGGCAGCATCATTCCTGGTGTCGGCACACTCATCGGTGGTCTGATCGGCGGCACGCTTGGTGGCGGCGCGGGTGGCTTCATCGGCCCCAAGAAAGCCTCGCCATTCTCGTCAACGCTGCTGTCGCTCTCGGATGGCCGCGCCCAGGTCGGACAGACACTGGGACAGGGCGTGGATACCGACGCGGAGCGCACACAGGCGCTGACTGACGTGCGGAATCTGAACACCTATCTCGATCAGACAGCGTTGAAGTTGACTTCGCTCGGCGAGGTCGGCCAGTTGGGCACGAACTCGCCTCATGGTTTCCAGGATCCATCGAAATTCAAGGATCTTGCTTCTGGTTTTAGTCAGTTACGTTTCAGTTCCGATGATCCGAACCTGAACAAATACCTGCAAGGTCGCGGCTTCGAAGACAGCGCCACGCTCCAGAAAGCCATCACCGAGTATCACACCCTGGTCGAGAGTACGATCCCGACGCTGATGAATTTCGGCAAGACCACCGGGTCGGTCGAGGCGGCGGTCAAGGAACTGAACGACGCGTTCAACGCGGCGGTCGAGGGGTCGAAGAAATACGGCCTGGCGACCGAGGAACTGACCGCCGCCCAGGCGGCGGGCGAGGCGAAGATCCGCGATGCGGCGAACGCCCAGATCCGCGACTTCGACACCACGCTCCGCATCCGCCGGATGCAGGCGAACGGCGAAGACCCGCGCGCCATCGCGCTGGCGAGTTTCGATCAGGGCGCGGACCAACAGCGCACGGCCTACAAGAAACAACTGGTCGATATGTTCGGCGACGCGTTCACCTCCACCGCCTATTACGCCGATCAGATGCGGCAACTGGAGGAGACGCTGGGAGCGGAGCGCGTCGCCCTCGTCAGGCAGGCCGCCGAACAGATCATCGCGGCGGAAAAACAGATCCGATACGCTCTTGAGGATCTGATGGTGCGGCTGTCCAACGCCACGCCTGGCGACGCGCGGGGCAAGGAACTGTTCGCCTTCGATATCAAGGCTAACCGGGAGACGCAGCAGTTCGGCGACCAGCTTGCCGAGGTTTACGGCCAGGCGTACCGCACCACCCAGGCCTACGCCGATCAGATCAACCTGATGGAGCGGGTGCATGGCGCGGAGCGAGCCGAGATCGTCCGGAAATACGCCGAGGCGATCACCGCCGCGTGGAAGAGCCTGACCAGGGCGGATGAGGACTTCAACATCCGCATCAACGCCGCCACGAAGAGTGCCGGCCCTTATGACGACCTCAACAAGGAACTCTATTCGTTCGATGTGCGGGCCAACCGCGAACGGCAGGATTTCAGTGATGGCATGATCGCCTCGTTCGGCGAGGCGTTCCGGTCCACCCAGGCCTACGCCGATCAGATGGCGCTGGAGGAGCGGACGCTTGGCGCGGAACGTCTCGCCATCATCAGGAAGTATAACGAACAGATCGAGGCGGCGTGGAAGACCGTGGTCACGGCTGACGAGGATCTGAACGCGCGGCGCGTCAACGCCGGATCGGCCAGCGCCCAGGACAAGGAACTGTTCAGCTTCGATCTGAGCGCGGCACGCCAGCGGGTGGCTTTCCGCGATCAGTTGATCGGCCTGTTCGGCGACAGCTACACCGCGTCGCGGTCCTACGCCGATCAGATGTCGCTGCTGGAGGTCACGCTCGGCGAGGAGCGGCTCGCCATCGTCAAGAAATACGCCGACGAGATCACCGCCAAAAGCGAGGCGGCGGCGGCGACGGCGGCGGGGTCGATCACCTCGCTGGTGGCCTACGCGCAGGGGCTGCAAACCTCCAACGCCTCGCCGTTGTCGCCGCAGGACCAGCTCGCTCTGGCGCGCAGCCGGTTCAACGCCGTCGCCGGGGCGGCTGGCGCGGGCGATTACACCTCGATCCAGCAACTGCAAGGCTACGCCGACACATTCCTCAACGCTTCGCGCGCCGTGTTTGGCTCTGGCGAAGCCTACGTCAGCGACTTCCAGCGGGTGCTTGAGGCGCTGGGCGCGGTGGCCAACGTGGCACCCGACACGGTCATCGCGTCGGTCCTCCAGGTCGAGACGCGCACCCAGACGGCGGAACTGGTGTCCTCGCTGGCGGATCTAAAAGCGGCGGTGGATAACATCACCACGCAACTGCGCCAGAACGCGAGCGCCCCGGCTCGCATAGCGGCATGAGAGAGACGAGATCATGCCGTCCGTAACCGGCATTTACGACGACACGCTCTATGACGATTCCCTGTATGCCGAGGGAGGCGCGCCGGGGGTCGGGATTTATGACGTTACGCTCTATGACTTTTGCTTGTATGGCTCCGCTCCGACCGGAGTCGTGGTCGTTGAATTTCCTGGGGTGGATATCCCCTTCATCATCGTCGAACTCGACGTGTACAAGCCAGGCACGCTCGTGGTGACGACGACAGAGAGCCATCTCAGCCGTCCGCATCTGGCGCTCGCCGACCTCGAAGATCCCGCCGAGATATCGGCGCGCATTCTCGCCAGCGATCTTGGCTATCGCACGATGGAAACCGACGTGGGCGGCATCGTGCCTTATCCGCCCATCCTTGATCAGGCGTTCCAGGTTGATAACAAAATCAATCTGGAATTATCGGCCTCTGGTGTCGGCGCGGCGTGGGGCACCATCGTGTTGTCCAATGTCGATAATCAGTTCGACACGATGGCCGGGACGTTCAATTCGGACGGTCGCGGCGTACGCATCCTGACCGGCATGAAATCCTGGGACGGTTTACGCCAGTATCACCGCGATCCCAGTTACGCCTCGTTGCGATCCATGTGGGCCGGCGTGGCGACGCCGTGGTTCTTGTCCGACACGGCGCTGGCCATTCCGATACGGGACGCCACATACTGGCTGGACCGGCCCTATCAAAATTCCGTCTATACCGGCACCGGCACCTATTTCGGCACGGCTACCCTGGCCGGCAAGCCGCTGCCGAGGACGCGTGGCGGCACCCCGGCGGAACCGGTGATGAACGTCACGCCGACGTTGGTCGATCCGCTCAACCGCATCTATCAATACACCGATGGGCCGGGGACCGTGGTGAGGCTCT